CCGACTGGTCTCCAGGCACCATCCGCAACCCCGCCAGTCGAGGCCGGAGTGGAGTTTGCCGGGATAACCTTAGGCAAAGCCCCTTCCCAGTAATACCAGTCACCATCACCCCCCGGCAACGGCCATAAAACGGCTAAATCCCTGTCGTTGACACCAATTGTCCCTCCGCTAACAAAATCAAACGATGCGGGGCGGAAGCCAATATCACGTAAAATGGCAGGCATTGTCTTCTGCACCTGACCGGTTACCTGGTTGGTGGCATAGTCAATCTCCGCGCCAGAAGCCACACCGCCGGCGCGGCCAGTGATTACTTCAGCCTCAAAAGTCTGGTGTTTCTTTGCTGTTTTTAAATCTTCCAGCGATAAAACATCGCCGCATCCGCTCGACATAGTCAGGCCCTCTTAGGAAAAACCGGTATCAAATCCGGAACTGAATCCGCTACCAAACGGTTGGACGCCGTCTTGTGCGTAGTATCCCGGGTCATAATTCATGCCCTTGATTTTCACCGTGCGGTCATCTGACGGCTCAACGGTGCTAACCAGAATCATCTGCCCATTATGCCTTTGTTCGCTGCCGAATGAAAACTCTGTTTTTAATGCGCTATTCCCTGTGTAAATTGCTTCCTGCGGTGCCTCGGTCATGATTACTTCACGATTAAAGCTTCCGGGGGTTACAGACACACTTTGCACACTGCCATCTCTCTTCTTGAGAATGAGCGAATGGTCATCCCCGTCAGTGAAAGTAACGGGCTGTGATAGCGTAAGCACCAGGCCGTTAACGGCAACAACATAACCATCCATAGGGGCGACACGCGAACCTTTTACAATGCTAATAGCGCGCCCAGGCACAGCGAAGATTCCTTCTTCCATTGCTGTGAATTCGACAGATACTTTGTTGAAAGAATTTTTATTGAAACGCCGCCATGCGTGCCAGTATGCCTGTTGATAGTTACGGATGCCTTTTGAATCGTAAGTATCGGTTTTTATTCCGCCAGTTTCCGGAATGGTAATCGTCTCTTTCACGTTAGTATCAGGGTCGATATAGCTGAACTTAACAGAATCATAGGCATCTTTATCGTTAAACTGGCGCGTCCACTTTTCACCGGAGGGTGCTTTACTGCGATGCGTAAACACCATTTCAGGCCCGTGGCGCGGGCGTTCGAAATCGAGCAGGATGTCGTGCCCTTTTCGATATGGGTTACAAAAAATAGCTGTTGCTATCGTGGAAATGATGTCTTGTGTAGTTGTTGAATATGAATCGAACGTATAACAGAACTGCCCTGCTAATGGGCTGTTGAAATATGATTCCACTTCATCTTGCACAGCCAGCAATTTATCCATATTTGCGGCAGTCAAGGACAAGTCTCCTACAACAGGGTCACGCAGCAATCTAATGAGCGACTGCACCGCCTGTGTATTATTAGACCAGTTAGTATCAAACACGCCATTGCCGAGGTAGCGTTGCACTTTTTCGGTAACAATCAGTTTCAATTGCGGCTGTTTAACAGCAGTAGCGCGTGGCGTTTGTCTCCGGGCTGTATGCACGGTAGTGCGGTTGCCGTAGTTCGGTGTTTTGTCCTGCGTCTGCCCGTACAGGTTGGCGAATTTAATTTCGTCCACCACGTTACCTTCGAATTTTAAATCAAGGTCCGTGACACGGCGAAGGCGCACGCGAACCGCGGACGGCGTCGGGAGCTGTGCAATGATACTAACCCCGGTAGCGTCGGCCGAACGACCCGATATAGTGCCCTGTGCGCTATATACAGGACCGTAAACATTGCCGTTAGAGTCTATTAATTGGTACTGCATTTCCGCCGTAACACTGGCCGGTTTTTTACTGCTTCCGCCATCATCCTTGTACATTCCATTGTCCGCGGCTATGTTGGCCATCAGGCGCTCGCACTGGATACGCGATACAGTAATCCAGTCGGTAAAACTTTTCTCTACTGTGTCAACAGGGCCAATCTCTGCGGCATTGCCAGCCGGGTCCGCGGCGTTTACCTGATTAACAGTTGGGCTTATTACCTGCCAGGCCGATAAATTACCCGATACATCCAGTACAATATCTACTTCGCTAACAGAGATTACCGGATAGTACCCATCAAGATAGGGGTCAGGGCCGCCTGGGTCATTGAGGGTGACGTTAGCTAAACGCGCAGTATCACCAGCCTTCAAATAGGCGTCGAAAGCTGCGTCGCCTGATGCGTCCGTTATCGTTCCAACTGTGCCGGAAAGTGATGCTATGGTTCCTCCGTCGCCTGTTATGCTGGCGTTAAGGGCATTCGGTGCTTTCAATGTCTGACCGTCTACCTCGTTAGAACTAACGGTAATGAATAGCGGCTCCGTGATGGCGTCACCTATTTGCAGTTGCGGTGTACCTGAGTTCGGCGAGGTATACGGGCCGTACACGGCAGCGGATGAGCCAGAGATATCTCGCAGTAACGAATCTCCGTCTGTTACACCATCGGCGGGGGTGTCGAGATAGCCGCGGCCAACATCGTAAAAACCATACTCGATAACGCTGCCGGAAGTGCTGTACTTGCGGTACGTCGTCATTAAGTCATTAGGAATACTCTGAACAGTGCCGCAGATGTCATATGTTCTTTCATATGGGCGCGGTTTGTTATTACGGTCTGTCAGACTGTTATTTGGGCTTTCGGCTTGCTGGTTGGCAAGACTTGACGATGGTGCTTTGCTCTGCGGAGAGATAATCTTCATGATGTATTTAGTTACACCAAGAGGGTCGAGCAACTTACCGATGAAGCCACCTCCACCACCGCCAGCGGATTCGACGATATAGAATTCAGCGTTTTCTTTCAGCGCGTCGAAATCTTCTGTAACGTCGCTGTCAATGCCAATTTGTTCTTTAAATATGCGAAATGGCACGCCATCCGGAATATGTTTAATGGCAAATTCCATTGGCGAACAATAGTATGACTTCTGGTCGAAGCCGCCTGAGGCGTTACGGGTAAGATGGTGTGTTTTCATCGCCAAAACTCTATCTCGCTGAATTTAGATTTAATATCGGTTAATGATTCGAGTTTAACCTGTTTGGCGTGTCTGTCGCAATGCGACACATTGCCTTCAAAGTATACGCCCGCGTGCCATACAATTCGGCTGCCGTGGGGTACGCCCATCAACACGGCATCATAATTCTCAGGGGAATCGACGCGCGCAAGACCTTTGCTATCTGAGTGCCCGTCATCAAACGCCTGATTTATCTGTAACGGCGTAAGGACATCAAAGGTTGGGGTTTTAACACCGGCGTCCGCCCGAACGGCGCGTACATGGTGCCAGCAGTTATAATTACGAAAGTCGTACCGCCGCCCTGTATAGCTACTGATGTTCAAGATATCAGACCTCGCAAAAGAGGTATTACATCTGGCGTCATAAGAATACCAGTCGGTCGCTCATTGAGGCGCGGCACACCAACATCAGCAGTGAATACACCCTTTGATTGAGATAACGCTTGCAGGTCATAAGACACCGGGCCCTGCGCAGGATAGGACAAATCTGTGCTCACGAAAGCGCGGAATGTAAACACAGGCCAGTCTTCGTTATCTAGCGGTATTCTGTCCATCTCGTCGTCGAGCTGATTACCAACATCCGGCAGCGTGTACGACGCCTGCTGGTCCATCGTATTGTTATTAGCCGCTGATTTTACTTCCATAGGCGACGGCTCGAAAGTAACGGTTTCACCAGTTTCAAGCGTTGCCGTTAATGGGCTGGTACCCATAACGATAAGATAACGCTTACTCAACAGAGGGTGCGTTATCTCGACGGTCTGGTAATCCAGCTCGCCTTCAGGGTTGGACGCCAGTTTAAGGCGATATGCAGCTTCTACTGATTCCTGGCTCATTGCATCGGGTCCCAGATACGCGGGAAAGTGGATTGTGCAATCCCGTATTGTTTAAGGAAGCAATTAAGGTTATCCCCATAGCAGCCGAATAACTCCGGCAGGCTGGCCGTAAGACAAGTATCAACCTGATTCGGTGTCTGTTCTGCCATTAGGGTAAAGGATATAACCCAGTTTTTACCGTCTTCGGTATTATCGCTGATGGTACTGTTAATCCAGACCTGATGGTCTTCGATACCAGTGCCACTATCCAGAGGCATGATGAATGAATTAGCACCGCCATCTATCTGATTTAGAAACGCATAGAATGCCTGGCGGCCTAAAGACGACACTACAAGCACAACGCTAAAAGGCACTGCATCGAAGAATGTATCGCGCCCTTGCCGTGGCGCGCCGCCTTGCACCGAATTACGGAAAATGTTGTTGCCGCGGGTGAGCGAATAGCCTTTATTGACAATGGGCTTTAACGCCGCCGGGAACCGTAAATCACTCATAATTAATGTCCTGGCTGGCCGCGGGTGCTGCGGCGGGATTTAGAAATATCGGAGTTACTGTCCTGCAAATCACTGGACACCAGCTCGCGGATAAGAATGCGTAAGCGCCCTTCATCATCGCGCTCCGTCTGAGCGGAGTCAATGCGGCCAGTAGTCTGGTTGACAATAACTACGCTGTCGTTGCCGCTGGATTTGCCACCTGGGTTTTCACCCATAATTTGACGCATCTGTTGCGCCGTCCGCACACGCGACGCACCGGCAGGCATAATAACTTCAGGTTGTCCGCGTTCGGCGATAGTAGAAATCTGCCCGGCGGATAAGGCACCACCCTGTTCACGCGCGGAACGAATCTTTGCTACGTTAGCAAGACCCGCAGCAACGGCCGCAGCGGCCGCGACAGGCCCGGCCACCCAACCAATAACCGGAATTGCCGCCGCAGACTGATATGCGGCCACGGCAGATTGATACGTGTTCATGATGGCGTTAGCAATGGCGAAAGCTTTATAGGCCTTGTTACCTTCGCCGAGCGCGGTTTTCAGGTCATCGGTCGTCTGTCCAAGAATGCTGGCATATTCGTCACGGCGCTTTTTGTTGTAGTTACCGGCGATAGCCAGTAGTGCTTTCTGATATTCATCCTCGCCGATAATGCCCTGGTCACGGTATTGCTTGGCTATTTCTTCTTTCTGTTTTTGTTGAATGTCGAATAGTTCAAGCTCAGTTGCGTTCTGGCCCATAATCTGAGCCATGAAGTCGTCACCTTTGTTATCTTTTTCCCTTTGTTTTTTCTCTCTTTTATCTAATTCGTCCTGGCGTGCCTGCCCCGCCTCCAGAATAATCGCGGTTTTTGCGTCTTCGTATTGCTTTTGCGTTATAGCACCTTTATCTAAAAATTCTTTTGCTTTATCTAGTTTCTGCTGTTCCTTGGCGTTTATCTCCTTTATTTCGTCTGCATTAGTGCGGTTTATCAAATCAAGGAAATTTTCGGCTTGTCGCTTCTGGCTAGCTTCGGCATTGGCAGCGCGTTTTGCGGCGTTAGCTTCTCTTGTGGCCGCGGCTTTTTCCGCTGCCGCTGTTTTCTTGTTTTCGCGTTCCTGGTATTTTTTAGACTCGTATTCTGCTTCCGCGTCGCGAGCCTTGTTAAACGCCGCTATTTGCTCTTTTGTAACGCCCTCACGCTTAGCGAAAGCTTGTTTTTCTAACTCAGCCGAAGCTTTAAAGCGGTCTTTTTCCGCCATCCCTTGTATCTTAGTTTGGGCGATAATGGCGTCGTTTTGCTCCTTTATGCGGCGTGTTGCTTCGTTAGTTGCGGTGCTTAGCTTACCCTGAACCCCTGCTAGTGCGTCGGCCTGCGACTGTGCGGCCTGCATATTGCCGATGTTCTTGAACAGTTCGCCATTGAACTTGACCAATTCGGCGTTGGTTCCGTTATATTTATCATTAAGTCTTGCAGTTTCGTCGGACAGCGCTTTTATCGTCGTTGGTGTCGCATTTTTCTGCACGGCAGCCAATAACGGCACTAGCGCGGTAGCCTCTTCGTTAGTTACCCCGAACTTATCGGAGAGGTCATCAATATAACCCGTAAGGGAAGACGTGCTTTGGCCCAATTCCAGGGAGCGTTGCGCGCCTATGGCCGAGCCGTTGGTCCAGGTGTTGAGGCTATCGACAAGGTCTGTTATCGCCTCTTTAGCGCCTTCGGTCTGTGTTACGGTTGCCGATTGGGCCTCATAGAACTTGGCCTGGGCCTCTGAAGCTGTCCCGATGTCAGCGGCAAGCTTAATGAAGCTATCCGAAAGCTCATAGGCGCCCTGCTTGTTTTTTTGTAATACAGAATCTAAAGTTTTAGCCGAGTTCTGTAACTCTTCAGCGCTAATAGACGCGCTATCCAGAGATTTAACAAGAGTGCCCGCAACGGCAGCGGACAGGGCGATGATTGCCCCGATAACCGCGCCACCGGGGCCAAACGCGCCAGCGAGCTGCGAACCCTGCTGCCCGATAGCCACAAACGCTGATGTGCCACCCTGAATCTGGACAATCATGTCCTGAACCTGATAGCCGATTTGTTGCGCCCCAGTGCCGAAGCCTTTCAGTTTCGGAGTAGCTTTATCGACGGACGACGCCATCTTTGTCGCCGATGTGTCGGCCTTTCCGGCGGACGCGGCGAAATCGTCGAGCTGTTTGGCAGACTGCTCCGCGCCTTCTGTTTTTACTCTCGCAATTAGCGAAGCTGTATCAGCCATCTTCTCGCCCTTCGAATATAGCGTCTATACCCATGATAAGCTCCGTTTCGAGAAGGCTTATCGTCTCCCTGGTCATGGATTTATACGCGACCAGGTCCTGCCAGTTAAGCATATCACGCGGACATAATACCAGCGAATCTGCTGTGTTGCGCTGTATGAATTTGAGGTTACGGTACTTATCCCAAACACCAACAAAAATACCTGGTAGGGTTGGTACTGCCTCATCTTTTACGGCTGCCGTGGGTAATTGCCCGATAGCTTCCATAAAAGCTTTATGCCCGGCGGAGATGTCGTCGAATTTCTGTTTCTTCTGACGGTCTACATAGTTCCAACGGGCGTACTCATACAGCGCGTCTACTTTTCCGCTAAAGATTTTCTGCTATCGTGGAAGTGCTTGGCTACGATAGTGCCGAGCCCCTTATACTCGTTAAGTAGCTTTTTAAATGCATCTTTGCTGAATGGTTCATCGAATGACCACCCGATAACCGTAGCAACCGCCAGAGCGTCGTTAAGCTCGTCCGCTTTCCAGTTCATTTCTGCGTTATAACTGGACCAATCGTTTTTAGCTTTACACTCAGCGTCCAGTGGCGCGAGTTCCTCGCGGATTGCCGTGTAAGCGCGAGAATAATCGCGACCGGCTTTAACTCCATCGTCGCAAGCGGGGCCAATAACACGCAGCCATTCGCCGGAATCTTCACCGTTCGGCAGCGGGATAGGCATCACCGTACCGGCAGCGTGTTTGTCAGCGAAGAAGAAATCTTTCAGTTCCATCGATATATCCTTTGGTTAAGAGGGTATTGGTTGCTTAAAGCGCCAGGCGGTAACCAACCGCTTTTCCTGGGCGACAGTAGGCGCAAATTTATTCTACCAGAACACTTGCATTGCTCAAAACAATAGCATAGTATTGTTTAAACATTTACAGGAGACAGATATGAAAACGTTAATTGCGGTGCTGATTGGTTCATCAATGGCTTTGAGCTTTGTGGCGGGTGCTACGCCTTGTGAGGATTTATGGGCCTCTAATCCACAAGCCAAATCAGAAAGTTTTATTCGCATGAGCGAAATACGCCCTGATATAACAAATCAGGTTAAAGAAGAATCTATAAATTTATGCGAATCCTCCGCAAAAGCTGCTCGCCACGGCGTTTCTATTGAATACGTGCTTTCTATGGTTAACAGAAGCTCGCGAGGCCTGCCGGATGCTGGGCGTCTGAGTATGGCCTTTATGGCAATAGGTGGGTGGGATATTGGCAAACAAGAGTAAGGCCCCGAAAGGGGCCTTAATTTTATGCATAAGCGATACGCTGAATCACGATAGACGACTGAACCGCGTTGCCGGTGGCCTGTCCTTCCATAGTCAGCGTTACCGATTCAGGCCCACCAATTTCAGGGGTGGCTGCCGTAAGTTCAGCTCGTTTCAGCGTGAATGACATCGCGCCGTCTGGGCCCGCCAGAATCGACGTCAGCTCAATCTGAGTTTCGTTCAGGAACAGATTCAGCAGAGTCATGTCGTACAGCTTACCAGCCAGCGAGAAGGTATTCGCGGCACGGCCTCGCTCAACAAATGCCACGCTATCATTGCCGAGTTCGAACTGTGCCGACGCGCTGTTATCGTTGGTAATGGTAAATGTGTCAATCAACTTAAGCGGCGCTGTGCCGTTAAACGCGGACACGTCAATGCTTGCGAAGGGCTCCGCGTCGAAGTTAACCGTGAAGGTCGACCCGGCAGGCGGCGCGCTCAGAATTTCCTGAGACAGACCAATGAACGGGAATGAACCGGTCACCATCGCATTAACAGCCTGCTCAATACTAAAGCCGGAGAACTCAACGCCGCGGGTAATGACGTAGCTGTCCGCACTGCCACAGCGCCCTTTGAACCAGGTCAGGATAGAATAGGTCTTACACAGGTTACCGGTTTCCAGCTTGTCGCCAGTCAGGTAATCGGTGGTGGCGGCGGCCGCAGTGGTCAGTGTGCCGTCTGGAATCGCCGCTCCGGCGACAACGGTGTCGTTGACACTGGTTACGATGAACGGTTTACCGTTTCCGCCTGGCAGGTCCGAGAAGCGAATCAGGTCGCCGACCTCTACGCCGTCAGTCAGATAGTTACCCGCGGAACGGGTGAAGGTTTTGGCTGTGGCATCTACGGCAACAGATACTCCGGAGCCGGTAACACCTGTAACCCAGGATGATGTCATCGCACCGGCCAGAAGTTCATCCTGACTCTGCGCGCTCAGTTCAATCGCGTACTCACCGGTGACCTGTTTGTTACCGGTACGGATGGAGGAAGTTTCTCGGCTGCCGTCCAGTTCGTTAGAAACCAGCGCATCACGCGTAACGGCAGGAATACCGCCAGTGTTGCGCAGTGGCGACCAGCTCGGAGAAGTAGGGGTAACGCCGGGCGTTGTTTCAGGCACGTAGAATTGTGCGGTATTTGCGCCCTTGTATGGTTGCAGTGCCATCGTTATATCCTCGCAGTGAAGGCAATGAAATTAATGGTTAGTGGGCGCTTCGCCCATCCGTTTTCCACAATCAGCGGCCCCAGGCTAACCGACTGCACTTCAGCACAGATAGCGTTACGCTGGAACGTGTTTCCGGCCTTAAACGCCGTATTTAATAAGTCTGCCATTTTATTGATTGGCGCGCTACCTTTGGCTGAGGCAACGTTGATATCAATCTGGTAAATACCCGCGCGCTGCTCGGTCCAGAACAGGTCGGCTTGTTCCGTGTCGGCCAGCAGCATGAAACTAGCCAGATACGGCGTTGCGGTACTGGTCGGCGCGTCGATATTCTCCAGTGCCACGGCAATATTGTTCGTGCTGCCGAAGTTAACCAGTGCGATGTCAAACGCTTTGGTGAGGTCTTCAAAGTAACTTGCCATTATCGAATCTTCGCGGCCTCTTCGTTAATTAACTGCTGGAATCTGGCTATATTAACACGAACCATACCGACAGGCGCTTGTTTCGACCAGCCATATTCGAGGCGTTCGGCATACGGCAGGTTGTTTGTTAAGGTGAAAGTATTCCAGCCGGGTGCGTTGGTAATAAACGTTGCGGCGCTATTCACGGCTTTATTCCCGGTAGGGTCGACGCCCGCGATTAAACCGGCGGCCGGAGTTACTCCGGTTGTCTGCCAGTTACCGCGGAAGCGCCCGGTATCGACAGGACTTGCCTTAATAATCGCACTGAACAGCTTCAGCGATACTGAGCGCACCACCGTTTCAGGATTTTTCTTAGCCTTAGCGACGAAAGCCTGAATGTCCAGCGTGAACTTGCTCATTTGCGCACCTGAATAAACCAGGCCACGATATCGTCGTTAACCTGCTTGCGCTCGATAGCGACGACAGACCAGCGTTCACCGCCAAAGTCCACTTTATCTTCCATCTTCGGCAGCACGCTATAGTCGGCTTTGACAATCATATCGCCAGCCTGGATGGTAGTCCCGTTAACCAGCGCCGCATTGATTGGCACCGGAACAGCAGTAAGAGGAATCTGAGTGTCGGATTGCCACTCGTATTCGCCTGTAACCGGATTCCAGACCTTCGACCCGGCACGCACCAGGGTTATGGTGCTGCCGTATTTGCTAAGCAGGCGCGTCGCTACGCCCTGCATTTTCTTGCTGAATGCGGTACTCATGGCGATGGTACCGGTTCAAGACGTGAAATAACGAGTAGCGCGGACGGCGCCGTACCCCATGCGGCCACCGTGGCGGTCTGCGGGTATACACCCCCAAAGTTAGCGCCAGTGCTGTCTCGCATAATCTGAACGATAAACGTTTGCCCGGCCGTTGGGTTCATAACAACGCGGGATTCAGTAGGTGTTGTGGCGTCAGTCTGCGTCAATTTAACCGCGGCCGGGCTGCCTATTTGTGTACCACCAAGAACAAGACGGCTAAGGAGAATTGACGTCCCGGTAGCGCCGGTGCGGCCACACTGAAGTTTCACCCGAACCGCGTAATTCCCCGCGGTGTTGAAAGTTACCAGACCGGCGGCATTAATCATAACCGGGTCTGATGCTGAACCTTGCGCAGCGCCGAACGAAACCTGCAAGGCTGTATCGACGGCGGATGGTGCTTGCGTCGCAGTAGATGCGGCGCGCAACACCTCAACCTCTTTCACGCCAGCAGCGGCGTAGATAGGCGCATCCGCAATCTGGGTTACGACTTCGCGCAGTTTCTCCGGGGTGATAGCGCCAGAGGTGGTATCCGGTAAATTATTTCCGATGAGCGTAAAAATCTGGGATTTAGTCAAAGCCATGATTAACCCCGGTATACGTTAAAAGATGAGCCGTTATTCAGGCCGCACAGCAAAGGACGCAGCGCGTCAATAGCTGCCGTGATTACGGTTGTCGCGCCCGTAGCGCCGTTGTTGAAATACTGCACGGTAACCGCGCCTTCTACACGCTCCAGTGATGTCGCCCGGCCATCGGTGCTGGCGCGCACATCTGTACCGTTGCCGTACTCAACCGCGGCGATAACCTGTGCGCGGATAACCTGCGCCGGGATGGAGTCGGTGGCAACCGGATAACCGTACAATGTAACACCATGGCGCGGGAAGGATAGCTCCTGCAAAGGTGATACGCGCGAGCCGCACATCATCGGCTCCTGAAGGCCAATATAAACAGCACCATTGCGGAGAGCGGCTTCGGCTTCAGTGTCGTCGGCCGGAAGCGCCAGGTTATAGCGCACGGCGAGCGTGCGGGCATCAGCCAGACTAACATAGCTGTCGGCGTTCGGTACGATGCTGCCGTCTTCCACAATTAGCGCCATAAATTATTCCTCGTCTTCCGCAGCGTTACGGCGGCGACGCTGGCGCGGTTTTTCTTCTTCAACCTGTTGCTCATCTGCGACATCAGCGGGCTTGAATCGCTCGTCGATTACACGGAAACCTTTACGATGGTATTCGTGTTTCTCGTCGATGGTGATTGGCATTTTCACGTAGATAGGTTTAAGCATAACTATTCCTCTGGTAAAAAGGCGGCCGGAGCCGCCTTCTTCACTCGTTACCAAACATATTACAGGTCTGCGTCGGCGATTGCCAGTGTACCCAGAGTATGTTTGTTTTCGGCAACAGCTTTGTCCCAGTTGGTCGCGGTAAACAGCTCTGCGTCCAGTGGTGATTTGCCGCCGTTCGCAACGTCCCAGGAGTAACCCTTCAGTTTCAGACCGAAGGTGTAGTCAGCCTGCCAGGTGGTCTGGATGCGGGTGTTGCCGTTTGACGTGTCGACGTTGCTGATGATGTCGGACGCGTTATCAACGATAATACCGTTAGCCACGACAGACAGCACTTTCGACTTGTTCGGGGTACCAGCTTCGTACAGAGCCGGGATATCAGAGATAACATAACGTTTACCCAGGATATCAACGACCATAACGTTGCCGGAGGCGAACAACTGGCTTGAGTTGGTCAGCGCCTTGTCAATCAGCTTGTGCCATGCCGCGCCGGTCATAACGTCGGTCACCAGAAGCTGTGACTGGTCGCCGAATTTAGCGTGGCTGTTGTTCAGCACGTTCAGGGTCAGACCACCGGTTGCGGATACGTCATTAACCAGAGCAGCCTGGCCGGACACTGCGGCAACAGCGGAGCCTACCGCAGTGTTGAGCTGGTCAGCCAGCAGCGCATCAGAGAAGCCTTCGGAAATCGCGCGGATAGCGGACGCCGGGTCTTCGTTCAGCCAGGTCATTTGCGCCGGTTCGAACAGAACAGGACCGAAACCACCAGCGACTTTAACGCCTACGTGCTCGCCCTGGGTAAGAGCAGTTGCCGCTTGGGTAGCGATTGCGGCGTAGCGGTCAACACGACGTTTCGCGGAAGCAATCTGGTTAAAGAAAGATTCGCGGGAGAAGTCACCACGCCAGGCGGCGGTAGACAGTACGATAGCGCCACCGGAAGCCGCGTTGAACTGGTCGGTTTTCTGGCCGAGCAATTCAATTGTGGTGCCGACGATGTCGTCGTTATAAACCTTCATATCTGCGAGAGCCATAATCTCTTATCCTCGTTTGCCGTATTTGGCGTTAAGTTTTTGCTGGATTGCATCCGCACCGCTGGCCCCGCCAGGGTTAGTTTTGCTACCGCCAGCCCCGCCGCCGGTCGCGGCATCCGATTTAATCAGATGCGAGAATGCTTTGTGGCCTTTCAGCCATTCTTTAAACTTCGCCGGGTCGGTCGTGATTACGCTGCCGTTGCCGTCAACGAATTTAGTCACGACGTCATCACCATCGAATTCTGTCTTAACCATCATGCCCAGGATATCGGCGGCGCTTTCGTCCACCAGCATACCAGACAGGGAATTGATAACCGATTTGCGTTCTGCGCCAAGGATGCGCTCGGACAGCTTAGCCAGCCGACTATCCTTTTCCGCAATCACCGGGTCATACTGCTTACGCAATGACTTTTCAAACTCTTCCAGTTTTCCGGAATTCTTTGCGGCTTCCTGGTCGGCAGCGAGTTTAGCGGCGGCGGCCTCTTCAGCAAGGCGTTTCGCTTCTTTCTTCTCTGCCAGCAGAGCTTCGTTGTTCTTCTTCAGACCTGCCACCGCGGCTTCAAACTCTTCCTGGGTGTAGGTCTTCGGTACATCACCAGCGCCTTGTTTCTCTTCGGCTCCGGCTTCTTCCATAAAGTAATTGCGTAATTTAAACATCAGTATGTCCCCTGGACGGTTTTTCGCCGGGCCACCCGGCTTTACACTGTCAAGAATAAATTATTCCTGATTATGTTGCAACACTGGAATAATTTATTCAGTTACGTTGCGAATCCAGTCCTGCAACTGGAATACTCTTAAACGTAGCTGCCGTGTGCATTCGGCGTTCTGCACGTCGATGCTCAGGTCTTCATCAGCGTTGGCCGACGGCGGCAGAAGTTTGCACGGCGGCGTCATCATGGCCGGGGATGGTGTTGGCATTGTCAACGGCGCGGGACTTGAGCTGCACCCGAGTATCATCGAAGACACAAACGTTACGACCAGGAGTTTTAACATAGCGGATAACTTCCTGCGTGATAGTGACGGTTTTTGCTTTGCCTTCGTCATCGGCGGCGGCGGCCTTTGAATCGTTGGCTTGCTGCCGTGTAGTTTGTTTGGCGAGTTGGGCCTGTGCTTTGGCCTGCTGTTCTACTACCAGCGCCGCGCGGCCATTACCCCAGCCGCTGTTATATAGCCGCCAGCCAACGAAGGCGAGAGCAACGACTAAGGCTGCTGCAATGTAAAGTCGATAGGTTAGATTCATTGTGTCTCCACCCCCTGCGTAACAGTAGGGAGTAGCCTAAAGCGAATCCCTACCACATTACTTGTTCGGCAGCACACTAATAATCATTGTTGCCGTAAGTAACTGAAAGACAATGCGTCCATTTGATTTTACCACATTCAGAAGAATCTGAATAGACTATCCCCGATGTCTGTTTGACCGGTGCTGAGCCATACGCGCTTCGCTTCAGGGACTCCAGGCCTTACGGCCCGTCCCTGGCGACTTGCTAAGATGCTTTCGCATCTTGGCGTGTCTGTTCAGTGGTGAGGTCAAGGGCATTATACAAAAACGTGTCAAGAGCTATCCAATTAAAGATACTTATAACTGTTCACTATTTAACCGTCATTAGAGGATTAAGCAAAATCTTAGTTCATATTAATGGTTCTAATATAGTGTTACAACATAACAAAAAGCCCGCATAGCGCGGGCTTTATTCCAGTTATTCCAAGTATCAGGAATAAATTATTCCAATACTTTAGTTAATGCAGTTCCGGTAACGGAATGGTTGGAGCCATCAACAACGGTGCAGTTTACGCTAAACGTCAGCCCAGCCTGGTCAAGCGGGGTTGTGCCCGCCACTTTCGCAAGGTTGCGGCCAATGTTAATCAGCGAGATGCCGCCAGAGCCGACAGTCTGCATCGCAAAGTTATAGGTGTACGTTCCGTCATCGGCGCGGGTGAGTCCCGCCGGGTTGGTGCGGATAAAGAACTCGACCGGACTACCGGCAACCATAACGCCGTCTGGAATAGTGTCAGCCCATGTGCTGCCGTCAGCGCTGTATTGCGTCTGGCCGACAACAGTAATCAGCGACGGGCCTTTGTCGGAGTCATACGGCACCTGATACGTCGAGGTGTCTTTAACCGCCGCAGCCCAGGTTGTAAGGTCAGAGAATGGCATTGTGCCCGTAGGCGCGGGTAGCGCAGCCTCGGCTGCGTCGTCAAGATATACAGCGCCACCAGTGTTATCGGCAACGCGTCGCAGCGTGATAACGCGCTTCTGGTCATTTCTGGATACTACATAGAATCCGGCCATTATAAACTCTCCAGGTAGTCGGCAACGCGTTTATCCAGCGCGGCCATTTCGTTAAGGGTGAGCGGGCGCCCGAACCCATCCACTGAGATTGTACGGAATTCTTCTGCCGATATTCCACTATTACGGAAAATCTTTCCGCGCACCGGCCCGAGCGCTTCGTCCTGGAACCACGCAGGTTGTTGCTTCAGGAAGTCATGATATGTCGTGCTGGCGTCGACCTGCTGGCCTCCTTCCGCGCCTTTAGCCGCGCGCTTGGCCCCTTTGTCAAGGAAGTCGAACTCTGAACTGATTACCGGCGCTGTAGTGCTTCTGCAATTAGGATGCGCAGGCGGGAGCGGCCCTTTGCCGATGTCGTATTTCTGACCGTCACGACTGCGGCAGATAGTTGATGTGCGACTGTCGAGCGTCGAAACCCATTCATACTTTTCAACGATGTCGCTGTTCTTTTTGTACGTCGTTTCACGCGCCTGTGTCGATACGTGATTAATCGCCGTGCGAATCACCGTCGCCGCGTTACGCTGGCTGACGTCGGCCAGGCCGCCAGGTCCGACGACCTCTTTGACAATCTGCCGCGTGGTCTTGCCCTGCACGAAGCCCATCTTAACGCCGGTTACCAGGCGATTAATCTCCGTGTCGCCCCAGCCCGCCATCATACCGAACAGGTCAGCTGGTTTATTGCTCAGCGCTAGCGGATTCCATCTGGCGGCGGACCAGACCTGCTCGGGCGACGGCGTGACAAACTCGGCATCGACGTTAGCGGTCAGTGTTTTAGTGGTCCAGTCGGCCTCATAGCCGCCGAGCGCCTGAAGGTCTTCAGTCAGCTTGTCCTGCCAGTCTGTCGTAATGCCATCCAGGATGTCTTCCAGGTCGCGCAGGAGCTTCTCCAGATTCTGCCGTGTGCGGTTATCGTCACCGAACTGGAGAACCTGCTTACGTACCTCGTCGCGCATTTGCTGGATGAATGTCTCCAGCTCGTTAACCTCATGCGAGGCGTTGCGCTGAAGCCAGACCTGGTGGCTGATGAAACTTTCTATGATGGACATTTGTTGTCTCGATAAGTAATCCGATTTGAACAGTGTAACCGAATAGGTGATTATTTACACGTAAACAAATCAGGAGGAATAAGCATGAAACTAGATGTTGGAAAATTAATATATGCTTTTATATACAATGGGTTTTCTGAGAAAGACGCCTTTAACGCAGCTTTCGACTATAGAAATTCAGTGGAGATTTTTGATATAGAAAACCAGATAGATTTGCTTATGATAGCTAACTTCTCGCAGGATATGTACAACGAAGCTATCGCTGAAGAACTGGAACATTGGTATTAAAACTAAGGCCCCGTAAGGGGCCTTTCTTATTGCTGTTGATTTTGTTGGTCTTGCGCGTTAGCTGAAGCCGGAATATCGCCTTGCACCGTCGTAGCATTCGGCAGCGGCTGGTCGGCGATGGCGTTCTGAATATCCTCGTCGGTCCAGTCGGTAACACCGGCTTTACGTAGCGCGGCGTAATACGCTGTTGCCGGGAGTAACCCAGCGTTGATATCGGCCATCCATGCGGCGCGGTCCTGCGCGGTCATCGGTTGCAGGAAGAATTCCATGTTCAGCTTGAATTCAATTTCCTGGTCGCCGAGGTTCATCATCGCCGCAACCCACTTTAATGCATCCGTGTACGCCTGGCTAACGTTACGCGCGATTGTTGCCATTACCGACGTATCAGCTCCGCGCTGAAGGCGGGCAGACTCTGCTGTAATCTGCTGCGTCGGGGTGATAAGCTGCGCGCCAATCTGGATGGCCTGCTGCTCTTTGTTCAGCATGTTCTCTTTGGCTAGGTTGTTCGCGTCCGCTTGCACCAGGAAAGCATTACCGCCCGCGCCAATATTGTGGCCGGTGCGGCTGCCCATCTTCACACCGTTCGGGTTAGCATCGGTGAATGTCTGAAGCGACATTGATTCGCCAGGCGCGATAAACAGCGTCGGCTGACCTACAACGAAGCTCGATTCCTCGTTATCGGCGCTGTTGCGGAAGTGGCCTATATTCAGTTCGGCCAACGGCAGCAGCGGCGCGTCGTCGATAGTCGAGTCGTTGTTGCTGGCACCGATGAACGTGAACGGGATAGTACCTGGCTCTACGCTGCCGAGCTGCGGGAAAATCTCCTGCACGTTGTTAATCAACTCGCCTTTCTGGTTGAACTGGTACAAGCGCTGGCGGTACTTACCTTCGAAGATATCCAGGACGCGATACTGCTGGCCGTAGTTAGGGCTGAATTCGTCAGTGCCATCCAGGTACTCGTATTCCTCACGCAGGACGACCATCACCACCTTGTTAACAGAGCCGTGACGCTCCAGACGCCAGTTGATGATGTTCTCTGCCGTGTAGAACGCGATAACCGGGTTCAACAGGCCCGCGTTCTGCTCGGCCATCGTAGCCACGGCAACATTAGGCGCATCCACCAGCAGGCCGCCACGACCTATAGAATCCAGTTCCATCAGCGTGTCCTGCGCGTGCTGCCACAGGCCAACACCGGAGCCGTCGGCGTTTGTCAGCAGGTATTCCATCTGACTAGGAATAATCTGTTCCGGGTCTTTGCGCATGACGCTGCCGACCATGCCGGATAGCGTGCGTTTGGTGAAGTTGTAGTAGATGGCCCCGTCTTCGTATTCCTTCTGGCGCGCACGACCGTAAGCCGGGTCCGGCTCGTTCTGACCGACGTTGCGCAGGTAGGTTTTCAGGTCACCGGCCAATGCGTGACGGATTTTCTGCCACTGTTCCGCATACGCCTGATACTGGCGGTGCAGTGTTTTGACGTTCTGGCCTTGACCAGCGTTGATATTTGCAACAGCCATTCAAGGCCTCCTTTAAAGTGCGAAACGCACAGGGATATTAATCACAGGTTTAACAACCGGCATTTCGTATGCAATCGGGTACGTGGTGGCATCGTTCTGGTGGTCATTGCCGCCGCCTTTGTCCGGCTCGCCGTTCTTGTCGTAGGCCTGCTGCTCAAGACAGCGCGCCGTGACCGGGCAAGCCTGCTCGTTAACCACCACCATACCAGATTCCAGCGCTTTGTTCATCGCCGATACGCGGTCTTTAACGGCAGGGTTAACCGTTTTGGCCCGTACTTCGAATCCTGCTTGCTGGAGCTGGGCGATATCAGACGTTGAGGCGTTGCTGCTCTTGCGGTTCTTGCCGCTGGCGTCGGGGTACATAACGATATGGTGGCCGTTATTTTTCCAGCGCTCAGTGATGGCGCGTATAACGTCCGGGGTGTCAAACATGTCTTTCAGTTCGGCAACAGCGTGCCAGATATGCCCGCGCTGCACGTAAATAGTCGACGCCATCTTGCCGACGTTGAAGTCCTGTCCGATGTAGAGCGTTTCGCCGGGCTGGATGGTCTCGCGGCTGCCGTTGCGCTGGCGCTTGTATGCATAGTAGACAGTGCCGGATGTCAGGTTGACAAACTCGCCGTCGATATAGGCGTCGATAAGCTGTTCCGGATACGTCGCGCGCAAAGAGTCGACATAATCCTCCGGCAGAAACGGATTCGACATTGTGGACGCCTGAATCATCTCGTAGCCTGGCTTCTTGTTGATAACCCAGCGGTCATGGACGAAGCGGAAGCCCTCTGGCGTCGTGAAGATGGACACGGTATTCACCGGCTTCGGCGACGTCGCCATATACGTATCCGGCACCTGACGATTACGCGCGATGATTTTGTTCCACGCTTCCTGTGCGTGTTCCATCTTCAGCGTGTCCAGTTCATCGACTTTGGCCCGGAACGATTCGTAACCGACGATGCGCGCCGGGTTATCCAGGGTGCGCAGGACGAAATCGCCAAGCTGCCGGTTGGACGTGTAGATGATGTTATCGGATTTGTTGTAGCGGTAACGCACGCCCCATTCCTGAAGCTTTTCTTCCATGCGCGGCGCTAAGATAAGTCTTACCAGGTCATAGGTCGGCTCGTACATCGCAATCATGGACGATGCTCCGCCTTCCAGGCTATCCAGCAGGGCGCTGTTACACATCACCTCTGATTTGCCCGTGCCGAAGCCCGCCACGAATGCCGGGAATTTGCAGTGCATATTGAGGAAAGCCGCCTGCGGCTCAGTCGCCTTTATGTTGACTTGCACCGACGACCTCCACGACAACCTTCTGGATTGACTCGTTACCCGGCTGTTCCTCTTCCTTCTCGATGCGCATCTTATGGTTAATTTGCAGCATGAGCGCAACGGCACCAGTACCAAGACCAGCTGCCGAGAGTTCCATCAGGAAGGATTTCTGAAGCCCGGACGCAATGCGGTACGCGTCGCCGAACTCTTCGTGCTTATCGCGCCAGTCTTCCAGCGCGCGGGTCGACACACCGATACCGGCGGCGAAGCGCTCGAACGTCGGCAGCTTGCTCTTAGGGATAGCCTTAGCGCTGCCCTTCATGTCGGTGTTGATATCCCAGGATTCCGGGTTAGAAAAATAGGTGACGATGGCCTGGCAATATTCCGGGCGATATTTTGTCGGCTGGCCGAACACGTAGCCTGGCGGCTTAGGGTCGCCTTTCTTGCGTGCCGTGGTAACTCCGGCAATGCCTGGTTCTTTAGCCTTGCCAATCTTCATGGGGTAATCTCCTGTCTATGCGTGTATGACCATCATAACGCATCGGACGCGCCCTGCGCATCTTCAGGTGATTATATAGCTAAGGATTGACAAAGGCAAAAAGAAGCCCGCAGAAGCGGGCTAGTTGTATATTCCGTGACGTCTGGCGCGTTGTCCGTCTCCGGCGTAGTGGTCATTTGCTACAAGAAACATCCAGGCGTCAGGAAATACCATTAAAACCATGCGCTCTCTCCGTATTTGTTACGCCACGCCGGGAATACAGAACGTGGCTCGTTGCTTTATGCGTCATAAGACGCCCGTTATAAATAACATGCCGTTCGCAGTTAACATCTTTGCTGTATTTGGCGATTGTCATTTCGTTAAGGCCAGTTTCGCGGCAGGCGTTAGCCATGTTGCCGTGTAGTTTGATTAGTTCCGGGATGCTAGTGAACACCTTTAACCCTCGCTTACTGCTGAATCTAATTGTCTGCGCAACATGCACAGCGCCCCGTGCGGCATGAACTGCATTGCTACGCCGTCGAATATCTGGCGATTGGTCTTGTTAGTTACACGCCATCGTATTGCGTGCCAACAAGAACGGATAGCCCGGTTAACTGGTCTGCGCTCTTTAATCGCAAACGCGGCAGCCAGTTCTACCGTTACCAGTGCGTCGAGATACTCCTCGCAGGCGTACTTGCTGTCGTCATCGTTTATCATCTTCTTTCTCCAGTAATGCTAGTAGCATCCGATATGCTTCGAGCTGGTACTCTTCCCGCAAAGACAAGCCAATAGTTGTATTGTTTTTAATGTCCTGAAGGCGGCCGATATTTTCGGCCAGGGATTCTTTAGTTACTTTGGTTGTCATGATTTAGCTCCGCATTTAGTACAAAACCAAACTTCAACACCATTCTCAAATCGCCAGTTATAGTCGTGAGAGCAGGTTTTATTCAGATTGTACCGGTTAATAATCTCCCGGCGCGCCTCTTGAGCAACGACAAGCGCGGCCTCAATGTTCGCGATTACTGAGTCTGCGTGCGCCAGCATAGCTTCGCCGCTAGCGGCAGAGACACTTAGTTTTTCGTATTCTGAGTTAGTCATTTACGCAATCTCCGGTATTCAATACGGGCGGCCTTGCATGCCTGCCCTTCACGTCGAAAACAACGACCCATAAAACGCCAAACACCCGCATCATTATCGCGCCATACATATTCGTCAATAAAATCAAGTAAGCTCTGTGTCATTTGCATTTCCCCAGCATCCGGTCCAGATGCTTGTTGTTATTGACGGAACCGAAGGAGTTCCGGGCCAGCAGTTCTTCTCGGCTCGGCATAGGCTTCTCGTTCTGTTTGGTGTACTTAGGCGCTGCCGTAGTAGTGCCGTATTGCTGATAGTCGTATTGGTCAAACATTATGTTTCTCTCCACATCTTAAACATACAATTCCGTGATAGTGTTCATCGCGTAATGTTTCAGCGAAATTAGAACCTACTTCGGATGCGTTGGCAGGAATTTTAGCGGCTGACTTTGTTATAATCGGCTTAAATTTATGCCCGAATATTAATCCGATAAATCCTTTACATTTAGACATCACTTCTTCCCCTTATACGCGGCTTTAAGCGCCTGCATAGCGCCGTACCAGTAGGCCTCTTTCCACCAGCGCTCTGTCATCTCGATAGCGGCGCGGGCCATGATTTGTGCGTCTTCGAACGCGTGTTTGTCGTGGATGGTCATGCGAGCCCCACTACTTTAAATAATACAAAGATACCAAATGCCGCGGCGATAATTGCACAATATGAAAACAGCAATTGTGGTACGGTGCTTGGGAAGTTACTCATTCTCTTCGACCTCATGTTGTATGGTGTAATCAGAGAATAGGATACTATTTATCGGAATGCAATAGCTATCTACACAAAAGAGATAAAAAAAAAGCCCCGGTCTGGAGAACCGGGGCAAAGCTGGCTGCATGGAATTTGGTGCGCTTCATGCTGGAACAATCCGCGCTGGTATGGCTGGTTACTTGACAAGATAACTATACAACACTATTGCACAGCGCGTCCAATCTTTTCTGCTTCCTGCCACAACTTACCGTCGAACAGGGCCAGACGCCCGGCAACACGGCGGCGCAGACCGAGTACAGGCTTGCCGTTCTGGTTAATGAACAGGGCCAACTTAGCGCGCAGCGTCTTCACGTCGCCAGCTCGTAGCGCCTGGCCAGTTCCAGTTGACGCGGCGATAACGCCAGGTCCAGCGTTAAACACCAGGTCAACCACAGCATCGAACTGTGCCTGTGTAAGCGACGGGTGTGCTACAGCATCGACAGCTTTCACGGCAGCGGCCATATCGCGATTAAGCAGAATCAGGGCCTGGCCTTCGGTAATCTTCTGGCCTTCTTTGACATCGCTGCCGTAATGGCCGTAGCCAATCGTCAGATACTTCTCGGCAGGCGTAGCGCGGTAGGCTGTACCGCGGAATTGTTCCCAGGCGGCAGTAAAATGCAGCCCGTTATCACTGATGTTTCTTGGCATGGGTGGTTTTCCTGTACTTGAGCATCCGTGCGTATTTGGCGCACAGATGGCGAATTGATTTCAAAGCGATTAGCGCTAGAAGAGTTTGCCAGATTAAAGCAGGAACTGTGCCGTTAAACGCGTGCCACACCCCGGCAACGGACGTAATAACGCAACCCATATACAGGACGCGACCTATCAACCCGTCCTCAATCCAGTGCGCATAGATATTTATTAATGATGTGACGGCAATCACGATTAAGCAGAGTGGAAGAATAAAAGTCATATTACTTTCCCCAGGGTAGCTTGATGCTCCCGGCTGCCGTTTCCATCGCCTCGAAGAACTTCCACCAGAAAGCACCGATGGCAAAAGGGATAAGGTACTGCCCTTCAGTGTTAACCATGTCGAAGTATTTAATGGCGAACGGAGAAAACCAGACAGCGCAGACAGCACCGGCGGCGAGATGTGCAAGCCGCTTCCACCAGGGCATAGCTTCAGGTCGCTTAACCTGTAGCACGTAACCCCCGGACAGAGCGGCCAGTATGTACCATAAATATTTGTTATCCATAAACGGATTAACCCCTGGTTGGATAGTAAACAGGGGCAGTATATGACGCTTTAGGATTAATCTGCAAATTACACTCTCTCGCAGTTATACCGGCGTATTTCTCCCGGTCGTAGCTGCGGCTTATTCGGTATCGTGTGCTGTGGATAGCTCTTAGCCCAGTGTTGCCACAGCCGATAGGCAAGACTGGCCCGCGCCACAGAGCGGAAAGAGCCGAGATTTACGTTACGGTTGCCGCTCCACACTATAGCGCGCCACTCGCAGTAGCCATCACGGTTTAGCTTACTTACGCCTTTAACTCCCGACGGCGGTGTATGCGGGCGTGGAACTACTGTCTTCGCTTTAGCCGTGTTCTTCGGTTTCACCGGAATGGCCGCGGCACGTTTAAGGATGTCAGTTGCGAGGCTCATTCGTAGATATCCTCTATCGCTTGGCATTTAACGCACTCTCTGAAATCCTCATCGATAGCCTGACGCCAAACGTGATTACAAACATCATGCTTGTGGTCTGGCTTACTCTCCAACTCCGGCACCAGACGATTCAGATACCATTGCGCTTTCTTAACGTCTTCCACGCCGTTCTTCAGTTCGTAGCGCCACAGATACTTGATGACGTTCGCAACACATACAGCTTCAATGCCGCTCTTACCTGATACGGCAGCCGTGATTGCGTCGATACATTCAATTCCGGCCTGGGTGTAATGGCTCGGGTGGTTCACATTATCTTTGGTCATATGGGTAATCTCCAGTTCTGTACCATTCGTCTAACAGTTCGTCCTGTTCCTTACGGTCGACGGCGCGTTCTTCGTCAGTTGTCATTTCTCATCCTTATTCAGTCGCTTCGTGTTACAGAACGCCCGTACCTGAACATCTGCACGGTCCGCAAAAGCAAGAGGCGCGTTCTCGGCATTGCGTGCTGCCGTCTGGCACGCCTCAAGGGTATAGAATGTCTCTACGCCCTCAAGATGTACCTGGCCTGCGTTAAGCACCCAGATAAATAAAACCGATGTCATAGCTGCGTATCCCCCTTACGAACTCCGGCCTGCTCCGGCAGCCCATGATTCTCATGGAATCCGTATTTAATTTCAGCGGCTTTTCTGGCCTCTACAGCGTCACCAAATTTAAGGAACCGACCAAGGAAAACAAACGTACCTTCTACATTTATCTGGGCTACCCATTTACGATTAACTTTATCGAAGGTAACACCTGTTACTCCGGAGGTATTCCTTCGCTGTTGCGTAAGATTCTTGCAGTTATCGGCCCGAGTAACCTTACGCAGATTACATAGTCTGTTATCATCCTTGATATGGTTAATGTGGTCTATTTCCTCACCTGGCTTTAGTTTATCTTCTGGGTAAACTAAGTCCCATATGAACCGATGTACCAGATACTTTTTACCCATAAACGACATCTGTAAATAGCCGTGCGCGTGCTTACTTCCGATGGGTTTTCCAACTTTTACGCCGCCCCTCGGCTTGGCCCAACTGAGCACGCCGGTAATGGGGTCGTATTTCAGCAATTCAGACATTGCTCAGACCTCTCAAATCCAATATCTCCGCTTGCAATAAATCCACGGCGGCTTCTAATTCAACCACTCGAGAGCGCTCATTGCGCAGGTTGTTTCTTAATTGTCCGCAAGTGTTCTCCAGCTCCTTGACGCGCTGTTCGGCAGGCGTCGGCCACTTAGCAGGGCTATCGGTCTTCAGCGCCTTCTCTCGCTTGCTGAGGGCCTTGTCGTTGAGGCCAGGTGTGGTTGCGTCTGGCTGTAATTTAAACGTCCAGTTAGACATGCTATCCGGAGTACCTAAATGCAACAGCACATCATGCATTGCATGGGCCAGACGTGATGCAGAGGCCGGGATACCGCTGCCGTTTGCCAGCAGGTCGACCATCGCGGCCTGGTGCTCTTTAAGCGTTGCCATTATTTGCGCTCCAGCAGTGCGATAATCTCATCCGCAGTAAGTTCGGCTAAAGCCTTATGGACTTGCTTCATAGGCTCGTTAATCTCGTATGGAACACGGCGACCAAATGCGTCGGGTGTTATAGCCTCTCGGCATCGTTCCAATAATTTCTCTCTTAGATACTCAACCATCATGTTCCGTTCTCCTCGTTAAGTTGATACTAACAATACTATGCTATTTCTTATCTGTCAACGTAGTTTCTTCAGCCACTTCGGATTCGGTCGGTACATGCGCGGCCTGTGCGCCCATTGACGCCGGACCCGCACCACGTAGCGACCGTTGCCGTAGAGCTGGACGATGACGCTGGTGTGGGTGTTACCCGTGCGCGGATGCGTCCAGGTAACGATGTCGTTTAGCGCGAACATTTCTGCTTGGCCTGGTAGTTGTTGCCGATTAGTGCTATTTCTCTTTGGTCTACAGTGCCATGAATACCTCCGGGTGTTCTAACACGAACATAGCGACCGAAAATTTCATCCGAGCATACAATATATTCAACACCGTATTTCACGGACCTAACTAGCTGACCTTTCTTAAACATCTTCGCATCTCCGATTAGTTAGTTTCTGTCAATGCCATCTTAGCGATACCGTTACGTGTTCTTCAATAACGCGACCTAAAGCAATCAGATTGAACGGCGACGGGTTTTCTGCTGCCGTCTTGGCGTGGGCTTCAATAACATCCATCCGGTACAACAAATCATCTTTCTGTTCTTCTGTCATATTCATATCTCCGCAATAGGATTAGTCTGAATAATGGGCAATAGTGCGCGATTGGGGACGTAAAGTTGTATCTGAAATGCAACTTATAGCGCCCATCCGCTAAACCATATTCCGTCAGCAAGAACTACATAACCTAGCATTTCAAGCACGCCAAGGTACAAACAACTTACGGTCCAGTTTAAATATTTGAAATCGTCAATCCTGTTGAAAACATAAGCGGCTATAAAGAACATTTCTCAAATCCTCGTTTCATGTTAACTGTGAACTAACAATACAATAATATTCCTGTATGTGCAACTAATATTGTTGGCTGCCGCTTAAATTCATTGTTGCCGTGGTGCATGCTTAAATGAATAATCATCGAGATGGATGGTGGGTCCGACAGACCACCACCATTCATCGTTAGATGATAGTGTCGGAAATTTTGTCGGAACCATCGGCAGCCCGCGCCAGCACTGAATCCGACAACTTTCCGACAGCTTGTCGGAAGCCAATTTTGTCCGAACTTTTGTCCGAACATATTTATTCACTTTTACTGCATAACTATTCAGTCGGTAATTGTCGGCTGAGGCTAGTTTTCGAGGTCTTCATCGGCAGCCAACATAACATCTTCGAAATCATTCGGACCTGTTGGCAGCCTGAAATGGAGATGTCTGCCGTCCTTTCCGTTGAGTAATCTTCCCTTATCATCGCGCCCGTAAGCTATTAATCCTTTCTCCGCCAGGGCCATTAGTGCGGGCCGTCTGCGACCGCCATCACCCGATTCCTTGATAATTTCCGCCGGTGTAAAACCTCGCGGCCGGTCTTCTGCATCCTGTAGTGCTTCCAGTGCGGCATAAACTTTAGCCTCATCGCCTCGCAGCGCCGGGCCATCTTTCGTCTCCTTCACTGCCTTCCGCGCAACGTCCGCCGCTGCCGTTGTGAACGCGGCCAGGGCGACGGGGATAAGTACCAGCGTCTCATCGCGCGGTGATGAGTCGAACGGTTTCACTGTGTGGCCTGTTAAGAATTCGCCGAAGTCCGGCGCGTCGCGGGTAGACTGCATTGCTACGATCGTGTCATCGTGCGATTTCTCGACAGTAATGTGACATTTCGCCAGCACGAAACCACGCGGCAACTGTTTAACCCCGGCGCGCGCCTTCTCCATGTACATATTGAGTTGCAGCGGCTTGGTCTCGTCAGGCTGTTCGATGAAGTAGACGAAATCAACTGCGCCATGCAGCGCGCCGGAACCACGACCGACGCGGCGTGTGCCTTTCTCTGACTTGGCCGGGTGGTGGACGACGCCGGCACAAGCACCAGTTTCATCGGCAATCGCCTTAAGCGCCGACGCGACTACACCCATATCGGCGGATGAGTTCTCGTCGAACGGCGTGGCTGACAATGAGACAGACTGGTTCAGGGAGTCGAACGCCACCAGGCCCACCGGGTCGTTACCAGCCACTGTGCGGATATGGCGGATGATGGCCTTGCGCCCGGCGGTCGACGTGATATCCCAGCCTTCGTGTTGCAGGTCGATAATGTGCAGCCAGTCGAGATTATCGCCGTAGGTAATCTGTAGCGCCTGTTTGCGGTCTTCGGTCGTGCTGCCGCCCTCGGCGTCGAAATAGAAGTTGTGCGACTTGATGACCTTCGCACCGGCGAAAGGAATACCAGCGGCGGCGCATGCCATCTGCCCGAGCAGGAAGAACGATTTACCGATGTTTGACTCGCCAACCAGCTCGAACGTTGACTTGAAGTTATACAGGCCATCGATAATCGGGTCGCGCTTGGTGAACAGGGCGCACGGCGCGTCCATCAGGTCTTCATCCTGACACTGGTGTGCGTCCGCACCTTCGGCAGCGGCCGACACCTGATTGTGGTGGATGTGCTCAATCTCTTCGGCGTCGAAGAACGGGAGAAGCTCCTCAATCTGTTTTTTGCTGATGTTATGCGCTTCTGGCAGGTACGCGTTAGGCACGCCCGCCAGTTGCAGCATCATGTGCTGGTGGCTATTCAGGCCCTTACAATGGGAGTGCTGGCACTGGAAGCGCACTTCCGGGTGCAGGCTGTCGGGTAGCAGGATTGCCGTGTCGCCGTCGGTGCCGTCGCGCCCGTCGGTATGCGCCATGTGGTTGGGGCACTGGATAGCCCAGCCGCGCCCGGACGACATCATCTCCAGACCCATTTCAAACGCCCAGCCAGCGATTGCCTGTGAGTTCTCGTCGGCGTTCGCCAGGGCATCTTCCGACCAGTTAGTCGCGCCAAGCTCCGACGGCGGCTCATAGCCGTTGTTCAGCAGCTTCGTGACTCGCACCGGCTTGCCGTCGCTTTCCCAGTGTTCCGCGCCATACGGCGGCACGAACATGATGCGGGCGCGCTGGTTAGCGGTCATATCGACGCCGGGCATATTGTCCAGACCGAGCCACCATAAGAAGCTGTGCTGGCAGTGCCAGATTTCATCTGCTGCCATCGGAACATTAGTCGGAATGAGGAATCGCACGGCGCGATGGTCTTCGCCGCCTTTCAGTTCGTGCTTGTCGGAGCTGGTGCCGTGCGCGAAGTAGGCCAGGCCTTTATTGTTCAGAGCGCGGGTGACCTTGCGCACGTCGCGCGACGTCACGCCGTCCAGGTCGATATAGATGAGCGAGCGCCCGATGATGGTGTCATTGCTGCGCACCTTATCAACGGCAGCCGTTATGTAGTTCTGCTGTTTCTTCTTGCGGTCGTACTGTTCCTGGGTTTCGCTGCCGGTGAATTCAATCCCGAGGCTCGGCTCTTCGATGTAGTCCACCATCTCTGTGACGAACTCTGACCAGGTGATATCGTAGTTTTTGGCGCGACGTTTCTTTGCATCGTGGCCGATGGAGAAGATAATATTTTCCATGCTGGTTCTCTAAAATAGTTGATTAGTTTGTCAACACCTGTTTTAATAGAGGTGTTCCATGCTTCGTTCTCACCATGTTGCTTATCTAAGCCCGCCATCCTGCTTGATGCGCGGGTTTTTTTTTACATCAAAGCAACCGCCATACCGTCTGACCGATACGGCTTTCATGTTTGCACTTTTCTACTTTACCTTCTATCGCCAGTTCAGCTAAAACCTTACGCAGTGTTGCACAATTCCAGTTTTCCCCGGGGAAAGTACGCTCCATACTTAAACGTAAATTCCAGGTAGCAAGGCGCAGTGGATATCCCGCGCCTAAAACTTTATCCTGTTGTTCTTTGCGTGCGTAAAGCACCTGCATAACTTTAGCCTTCATTCACTCGTCCTCCCCGGTAGCCAGCCAGCGAGCGTCGCACTCAAGCGCATCCGCCAGCGCGAAAAGTGAATGCGATTCTACGCTCTTGATGCGGCCTAAACAGATGTGGCTCACGCGGCCCTGGCTGAAGCCGGTGCGCTCGACGATATCTTTCTGCCGAATGCCCAGCTTCTGCATCTGGCGGTTAACGCGGCGGGTGAAATCATTCTTCTCTACAGTCATTACAGATTCTCCTTAGTGTGTATCGCGTTACTATACGGCAATATTACTGATTCACGCAACAGGAAAAACATTTTGCTAAAGTGCTTGCAGGCCAGAATAGTTTAGTATTATAGTTCACATCACCAGCCGGACGGTCCGGCACTTAACCAAAAGGAAACAAGCAACATGTTAGATAAATTTTTAGCTCTGCTGGAACGCTTCGTAGTCGCTCATGAACTGATTGCGGCGAACTCTGCTAAGCAACCGGGCTTCACAGTAGAACCTCTCTCAGACGAAACGGTCGCAGAACTAGAACGCGCCCGTGGTAAATCGACTGGAGGCGTACTCAAAGCCGGAGATGAACCTACGACGGTTAAAGGTGGCGCCGCTCCGAAACCTGAAGAAGATGACCTTGCCGACGACGAGCCGGAAGAGAAGCCAAAACGCAAGCCTCGCGCTACAAAGCCTAAGGCCGAACCAGAGCCAGACCTGGATAAGCTGCGCGAAGAGATTGAGGTGATGGCTAAGCACATCGGCAGCAGCGATTCTGACGACTGCGCCGACGAGCTGGACGACCTGCTGGACGAATATGATGCCCGTTCAGTCAAAAAGCTGAAGGACCTCCAGGTGCAGGAGTTCCACAAGGAACTTAAAGCCATCGTTGCTAAGTATTACGACATTGAGGAGTAACAGATGAAAATCACCAAAGTAGCCGAGCTTTGTGCGTCACTGGCGGCGATGGTTCTTATTGTTGACGCGGCTTTCCTGGATGGCGGTTTTCAATCATCTGTTCAGGGGGTTTTGTGGTTGATTGTTGCTTATTTGGCTGGCATTTCACAAAAACTTGATTAACCAACCGGCCCGGCGCTTAGGTGCCGGGTGACTTTGAGGATAAGCACAATGAAAATTAAATTATTAACGCGTGGCGGTTATAGCGGTTTTGAAAAGGTAGTTCTTCCGGTAATTGTTCATGCCGATGTGCATGCCGATGTGCATGGCGCAGTAGCACGAGTGCCAGAATATGAATTAGAACGCATCGGTTGTGACATGACGCAATTTCATGATGAAGATGACCCATTCTGGCCTTTCAGAGGCCCTAAAGAATTTGAGGTGGTCGAATGAAATACTCACTCTATGAAGCTGTCGACACCCGCGACAACAAGCCGATGCTCTGGCTGCATGACCGCAGCAACCACCGTGTAGCGCTGTTCTTCGTCAAGACCGCGCCGTCGCGCATCAAGCAACGCACCGCTGCCGCGCCTGAAGGTATTACCTGGGAGCCGGACACGACGATGATTGTTCACGCGAAGATGGGCGAGGCCGTTCACATTGATAGCTGGGAGTTCAACGGATAATGAAACTAAAATCCAAGAACACCAGCGGCAGCAACCAGGAGCACGCGCTTCTTTCACCGTCATCAGCCAAAAAATGGCTCAACTGTCCGGCGGCGCTGGCCTGTGAGTTCGGTCTGCCTAACGAATCCGGGCAGGCTGCCGTAAATGGTACCGTGATGCATCTTGTTGCTGAAACCGTGCTTAACCGGGTCATCAAAGGTGAGGATATCCGCGCCGACACATACAAAGGCATCTACGCGCTTAACGAAGGCAAAGGCCCTATCAAGGCGTTGACGAAGCCGGAGAAAGGCGCGGTGCTAATCACGGATGACTTCGTGTCGCAGGTCAACAAGTACGTCGACTACTGCCGTCCGATTATAGACGCTGCCGAACTGGTAGAGGTAGAGTCGCGGGTTAACCTAACGCGAGTTCTTCATCCTGGCGCCACCATTAAGCAAATGGCGTACCCACCAAACGCAAAGCCTTACGAGTCGGAATCGCCGCTACAGACCTTCGGCACCGCCGACCTGGTGGCGGTGATGCCCGACGGCAGCATTGACAAACAGTCATTCAGTAATAGCGGCATCGTTTCACATAGCGAGCCATTAATCGTTGGGAATATGCTCATCGTCGGCGACCTGAAGACCGGGCGTCACAAGGTGCTGGCGAAAGAGAACAAGCAGATGATGCTTTATGCTCTTGGCCTGCTGCGCAAGCTGAAACGCCTGTATGACATCACGGCCGTTCGTCTGGTCATCTTCCAGCCATATGCTGGCGGTGCGGACGAGTGGGACACGACCCCGGAAGCGCTGGAACTGTTCGGCAAGTTCGCCAGTAAAGCAGCGCTGAAGGCTATCGACGCATTTGAGCGAGGTAAGAAATGTCTTAAGCCTGCCGATTTCCGCCCGGGTAACGACGCTTGTCAATTCTGCCGATTCGCTGAGAAATGCAACGCCAAGCGCAAATCAGCATCGGCAGAAACTGAGTCGCATTTATCTGATAACTCTACGGAAATGACGCTTGACCAGCTCAAGGCTGAGTGGGATAAGCTGCCGTTGATGCGTCAGCACATCGCGGACATCGAGAAAGCCATGTATGCGGCGCTGATGCGCGGCGAGCAGGTGGAAGGCCTGAAGCTTGTGGAAGGTCGTCCTGGTAATCGGAGCTGGAGCGACGCGGATAAAATTGAAGCTTTTGCGAAAGAGCACGCAATCGAGGACCTTTTGCATAAGTCTGTTTTGCTGTCGCCGACAGAAGCCGAGAAAGTTATGGACGGTTCGGGATGGGAATTACTTGCGCCATTCGTAACACGCAAGCCCGGCCAACCGTCAATTGCAACGGCAGACGACAAACGTCCGGCCTGGACGCCGGTATCTGACGACGATTTATCAAATTAGTAGTTGACAACACATTATTAAACTATTATCTTTAGCAGCACTGGCCGGGCAGATTCCCGGAGTAAACTGAAAAGCGAGAAACTGAAATGGGTATCAAAGTAAATCTGAAAAACGTACGCATCGGCTGGGTTAACGTGTTCGAGCGCGCGCCAGACCAAATGCCGCCAGATGGCGGTAAACCTATTAAGGGTAAATTCCAGCTTACCGCGTATCTGGATAAGAAAGACCCACAAATCCGCAAGCTGGATGACGTGGTTCTGGAAGTTCTGACCGAAGGCCTGAAGGACCGCAAAGCTGCCGAAAAGTGGCTTGATAAGAACTACGGCTTTGGCAACCACGCAGATAAATGTGCTATCCGTGACCTGGCGGAACGCGACAAGCCAATCGAAGGCCTGGAAGAAGGGATTTACTTCAAAGCAACCAGCCAGAAAAAACCGGTAATCATGACGTCTGCTGGTGAGCGCCAGACCGAGAAAGGACTTACCATCGACGGCGATGATATTGAAGGTCAGGAAGTTTACGCCGGTTGCTACGCCAACGTGTCGGTAGAAGTTTACTGGTACGATAAGTTCAAAACTCTGATGGTCAACCTGCTTGGCGTGCGTTTCCGCGAAGACGGAGAAGCATTCGGCGGCGCCGGCGAAGTTGCCACCGACGACGACCTGGACGATGAAGACGAGAAGCCGACTCGCTCGCGTCGTAGCCGCGATGAAGATGACGAGGACGACGAAGATGAGCGTCCGCGTCGCCGCCGTAATCGTGACGAAGATTAATTACTAACGGCAACCTGAAGCCCGCCGCGTGCGGGCTTTTTAGCAACTGGAGTAAAGTATGGAATTTAGCCAAGACGACGTATTCATTGACCACGAATCATTCTCCGAAGTGGATTTGAAGAAGCGAGGTAGCTACGCATATGCCGAGCACAAATCCACAGAGATAATGTTGACAACCTACGCCTTCGGCGGCGAAGAGGTTCAGGCATACGACGCCACAGATGGTGGGCGGCTGCCGTCTGAATTAAGAAGTGTCTTAAAATACCTGAGTCGCAACCCAGGTAAGAAAGGCAACCCTAAATTAATCGGGGCGAACTACCTGATGTTTGACCGCCTGCTGCTGCGCAACTGCTGGGGCTACGACATCGACCCGCGCGACATTATCGATACTATGGTATGCGCGTTCCGCCATTCACTCCCCGGCAGCCTGGCAATGCAATGTGAGGTGTTGCAAATTGCGGAGGAGCTATCAAAGGACAAGCGCGGCAAGGCGCTGATTCAGCGTTTCTGTAAGCCAACGCCGAAGAACTACAAGGTGCGCCGCTACACTAAAGAAACTCACCCTGGCGAGTGGCTTGAGTTTCTGAGCTATGGTAAGTCAGATATCACCTCTATGCGTGAGGTCTATATTGAATTGCCAGACTGGGGCAACATCGAGTTCGAGAACACGGTGCTAGCAATCGACCAGCGAATCAATGACCGCGGGTTCTTCGTTGACACCGCCCTGGCTAACGCGGCTATCGACGCGGTGAAGCAGCACAAAATAGAACTCCAGCAGGAAGCTAATGAGAAATGGGGTGCGGGCCTTACAGGTGCTGCGTTTCTGCCGTTGCTCCGGGACTTAGCGAACAAAGGCGACTTAGGGCATAAATGGTTCGAAATACCCAACGCACAGAAATCAACACTGAATGACCTGCTGGCCGACGATGACCTGCCGGATGACGCCCGGACGATTATCGAAATGCGCCTGGGGGCCAGCTCCACGGCCTCAACCAAATACAACCCGCTTCTGCTGGGCCTGTCCGGTGACGGCCGCCGTCGCGGGTGCCTGCAATACGGCGGCGCTAAGAGGACGTTGCGTTGGGCTGGAAAAATGTTCCAGCCGCAAAACCTTGCTCGCGGGTATTACGACGATGACCCGGAAGACAAAATTACTCAACGGGAAGGCGAGAACGATGAGCTATTTCGCGCACGCAAATACGCATTAACCTACGGCATCAATATGCTATTAAAGGGCCGTGCGCACTGGGCTTACGACGTTTCCAAACTCACTGCTACTACAGTTCGTAGTTGCATCATACCTGAACCGGGAAACAAACTTATCGTTGCCGACTATTCCAACGTGGAGGGGCGTGGTTTGGCCTGGCTTGCGGGGGAAGAAACGGCTCTTGAGACCTTCCGGTCGGGGCTTGATATCTACTGCGTTACCGCTGGTAAGATGTTTGGGCTGGACCCGGACCATATTAAGAAAAACCGTAAAGACCTGCGCCAGATTGGTAAGGCCTGTGAACTGGGTCTGGGTTATGGTGGCGGCGTTGCGGCGTTCCTGACGTTCGCCAAAAACCTTGGCCTTGACCTGTACGCGATGGCCGAAACCATGAAAGGCACGTTCCCGGACCATATCTGGGCCGCCGCTAAACGAGGGTATGAGTATGCACGCATCCAGGAAAAGAATAAGAAAGGTTTTGCAGGCCAGAAGGCGGAGCGCCCGTCTTACGACCTTCCGAAGAATGTATGGCTGACATGCGACAGCATCAAGCGTATGTGGCGCGAGTCGCACCCTAAGACCTGCGCATTCTGGAACGACCTCGAATCGGCAGCTATGAACGCCATCAAGAACCCGGGCAAATCGTACTGGGCCGGTGCCGAGGTGCGCGAGAACGGCGACCGCGCTATTCGCATTCGTCGCACCAAAGGCAAGGATGGTTCGCCGGGTTGGTGGTTGCAGGTCGAGCTGCCGAGTGGTCGCATTTTGTCGTACCCTGGCATCGGAATTTCTGTTGAGAAACAGATTGACGAAGATGACGACCGCGCCGAGTACCGCGAGCGCATCCGCTACATGGGCGAGAACCAGACCACACGGCAATGGGGTAAACAGTACACCTACGGCGGGAAACTATCCGAAAACGTCACTCAGGCGCTCTGCCGTGACCTGCTGGCTAATGCGCTGGTTACCGTAGAGGGTGCTGGGTGGCCTGTGGTGCTCCACGTGCATGACGAATGTGTGTGTGAGGTGCCAAATACGCCTGACTATACTCTCGCGGAATTAGGGCGCATGATGTGTGACCTGCCAGTCTGGGCCTCAGGCTTCCCACTAGCCTACAGCGGCGATGAGGTGATGCGCTACGCTAAGTAATTACAGCCAACAAAATACTTGACTATAGTAGAGTGGTGACTTATCTTTAGGTCACCACTTTTTATTTTGGAGATAAGAAACATGTCAGCTAAACCCCGTAAACACTCCTGGTATCAGCCCTATAGCTTTGTTAAACACTATTATTGCCGTTGGTGCGGCATAACTAAGAAGAGTAAAAATCCTCGTTGTACTTGGGAGGGGCATAAAGATGACGCCTGAAGGCATTGTACAGACCTACGCACAAGAGCAACTGAAGAAGCGCGGTTGTCTGGTAAGAAAAATCTCATACGAAGGCCGCCGTGGTTGCCCGGATTTGCTGGTGCTTGTTCCTGAGCGTAATCATTTTGCGTTTCATCGCCCGGCGGTAGCTACCAACCGGATATTAGCGGCGGGGGTGCTGTTCCTGGAAATCAAGAAAGACGAACAAACGAAGCCTGACCCGCACCAGCAGCGCGAGCATGAGCGCATGAGAGCCGTCGGTGCGGACGTGCGCACCATCGGCAGCAAGGCGCAGGTTGATGAGCTTGTCAAGGAGTTGTTTCCATGCGAAAAATGATGGTTAAGCTGGATAATAGCCCTTATCCAAATTCTATATGGTTCACTAATAGCGAGATTCTTTTTAATCGCAAACGCACAGAATTAACCGGTAAGGAGCCGCTTTTACATCCAGGTTCCGGTATATGTTCCAGAACCAACGATTGCGGTTCTATGGTGGTTGGTGTCTTCGACGGACAGGCGATAACAACTGTGCACGAGATTTCGCACGCCGTTATTAACGTATTTGAATACGTCGGGATGGTAGTAAATAACTGGACTACAGAAGCGTTTGCGTATCTGCACGAGAGCCTCTGTAATCAAGCCATACGACATCAAACGGAGTGGCACGAATGCGACTAATCCCTAAACAAAAGAAGCGCTGCATCAAGTGCGACGAGGTTAAGCCGCTGTCGGAGTTCCACCGGTCCAGTGTGGCGAGTAAAGACGGGCACAGGAACGAATGTATTAAATGCCGTAGAAAGATTGAGGCGGCGCGGATAAGAGAAAAGCGAGGAGCAAAATAATGACAGAATCGCAAAAACAATTTGAAGCATGGATAATGCGTAAATTCGGCGCATATACTTTTTTCAACAACGGCGGTTATACGGATAGCCGCGTGCACGCTATGTGGTTGGCCTGGCAGGCGTCCCGAGAGGCCAACAAATGAGATTCGAACGACGCCCTTACCAGAAGCCCATCACGGCGCACATCATTAACCATCCCCGTTGCAACGTATTCGCGACGATGGGTTCCGGGAAGACCGGCGCGACGATGTGGGCGCTGAACAAGATGTTCCAGACCGGCATCCTGGACGACTGGGACCAGGAGAACTGGTGTGGCGACCGGGTGCTGGTGCTGGCCCCACTGCGCGTTGCGTCCGGCACATGGCCCGCCGAACAGGTTAAGTGGCAATTCCCGGCACTGCGCGTCGTCGACGGCACCGGCAGCCGCCAGTATCGGGAGGATGTGATGTTGAACGACGACGCTAACGTGGTGTGCTGCAACTACGACATTCTGGAGTGGCTCGTCGAGTTCTGGGGCGACCGCTGGCCGTTCACTGTCATCGTTGCCGATGAATCGACCAAGCTGAAGTCGTTCCGTAGTAAAGGCGGTAGCAAGCGCGCCCGGGCCCTCGGCAAGGTGGCGCACAAGAAGATTAAGCGCTTCATCAATCTGACCGGTACGCCCGCGCCGAACGGCCTGAAGGACCTGTGGGGCCAGTGCTGGTTCCTAGACGCCGGCCAGCGCCTCGGCAGCAGCTACCAGTCATTCACCGACCGTTGGTTCGTCAGTGTTCAGGAGGGCGCGCATCATGCCGCTAAATCATATAAGCCCCGTAGTGGCGCGGATACTGAAATCCATCAACGCATCGCGGATATCTCACTTACCGTTGATGCCGCAGAATATTTTGGATGTGACAAACCAGTCGTTGTTCCTGTTGTTGTTCCGCTGCCGCCGAAGGCCCGCAAAGCATATGACCAGATGGAAAAGGAACTTTTCGCCCAGCTCGAAGCGGGAGAGGTGGAAGCGGCGAACGCGGCAGCGAGAACGCAGAAGTGCCTGCAAATAGCCAGTGGTGCCGTGTATACGACGGGCGACGACGGAGAGGCTACCAAAGAGTGGGAGGCTATCCACAACGCCAAGCTGGAGGCGCTGGACTCGATATACGACGAGTTGAACGGTGCGCCGCTCCTGGTGGCCTACCAGTTCCAGCACGACCGCGCCCGCATCCTGAAGAAGTTCCCGGAAGCCGTAGCGCTGGCGAAGGGTAAGAAAGGCAACGACCAGATTGACGCCTGGAACCGCGGCGAGATTCCTATGCTGCTGGTGCACCCGGCATCAGCCGGCCACGGCCTCAACCTTCAGGACGGCGGTTGCCACCTGGCGTTCTACTCGATGACGTGGAATTACGAGCACTACGCGCAGGTTATCGAACGTATAGGCCCGGTGCGCCAGCATCAGGCGGGCCACCCGCGTCCGGTGTTCGTGTACCAGATTCAGGCTGCCGATACGCTCGACCAGGTCGTTCAGGCGCGCGTAGAGGGTAAGGAAGAGGTTCAGGATTTATTGATGCAGTATTGCAAACAGAAGAGAGGTTGACCATGGACTACATTAAAGCATCCTGGAAAGACTTGTATGAGAGAATCAAGGAACTCGAAGCTGAGAACGCCAGACTACGGCAGCAACGTGACGCGGCTAACGCGCAACTGGATTTTATAATATCTGTGTGTGAAGAGGATTTGGGTCTTTCGGAGCATTTAGGTATAGATATTATAACCACCATCAAGAGCTTAAAGTAAAGAAAAGGCCCCAAAACGGGGCCTTTAGTCATTCTTCCTCTGTATTATTTTTAGAGTTTCTACGCATAAACTCTTCACCTAATGCCAGGCGTTGGTCCGCGCTTATGGCGTACCATACATAGTTAGTAAGATAGTCTACTAACTCCGCATCGGTTAATTTTGTCATATCACTTACAATCATAAAGTACCCCACGTAGGACGGTGCGTTTTAACTAAAGCTGCCGTGGTGAAATCAGAAACGAAATTCCCCGATGAGTAATTTGAGCCATCCCATTTTGTTATTGTAGTAGTGCTGGCCGTTACAGCGTATATTTTGTATACAATTCCCGATATCTCAAGAAAATCTCCGACTACGCCAAAATTACCATTCAAATCGGTGTAACCTGTCGTTGTGTTATTGTACCGCGCGTATGCGGCCCAGGATGCGTTTAGCGTGAGATTACCAGTACGATAAACAAAATTAACTTCACCCGCGCCATTTAAATCCGAGAAATGTGCGTCCTCATAGGTACTCGTATTAAGTCGGCTTGGGAAGTTACTCGGGCAACCAATAGGAGATAAAGGAGCCGGCACCCCCGATGTTTGTGTTCCTTGATAAAATTGTTTAGCGATATACGAGCGGAATAAAGCCGTAAGGTTGCCGGTGGTAGCCTCTAGTTCCACTAAAAAGTTAGCAATAGCCGAATGATTGTTAGCACCAACATACACGCGGGTAGCCCGACCATTAAATTTTATAGATGAATATAGGCTTGTAAAGTGGTTTGACGCGATAGTACACCCGCCAGAATTATTTATAACCCGAAGGCCGTAAGCCAACTGGGTGGCTAGGCCAGCTATTTTATTGTTTGATACGATATTGTTAAATGAGCCGGTGTTGATACGGTTAAGCACAATGCCGATGCCGCCCACGTCAGAAATATCGTTCCCAGTTATCGAGGCATTAGAACAGCTTTCGATAAAAATCCCATTCTTATTATTACGGCAGATATTATTAGCAATAAGCATCTGCCGTCCGAACCCTGAGCTCCCGGATGCATTATTACCTTCAATGTCGATACCATTATCTCCGGTATTGAAAACATTATTACCGGAGATAATTATCCCATCGGGCCTTTCCGCTTGAATTCCAATATAGCCGATATCATAAACATCACAGTTCATGATACGACTTTCTACGCACCCGTAATCGGAAGTAGAGAATCCACCCCGACGCATGTAAATCCCGCCAGCAATACCCAAAGTGTTATGCACTTTTAAATTTGTTAACGCTACACGCGTGGTGTTGCATAGATTTATACCGACCATGCGCGTAGCCGTTATATTTGACGCGTTGCCGTCTACAGATACCCTATCTATAGCCGAATCTACGCACGGCCCAGTCCAGTTAGTTATAATCGCTCCGGGGTTGGCCCCGGATGTGCCCGGTTTAAGTTTTATGGTCCCAGGGCCCTGTAAAATAACGCCAGAAAGCATATTGATGCACCCAAATCCGGCAGAAACTTCGCCGTTTATAGCTGTGGACGCTGGATTTTGGGATACGATATAAGTTTTAGCTAGCAGTCTTACTTCGCATTGGGACCCTGTCGCCAGGTATAACTGATTAGCTCGGTTAATAGCCGCCTGCAAAGGTACACGGTCATCTGAAACACCATCCCCCACAGCGCCGAACATATCAGGCGTCAAATAGGTTATCGCGTCTTCGAGCGTACCGCCTTCTTTGTATCCGATGAGCCCCGCACCACTTGAGGATGCTAGTTCTGTTCTTAAAGTTAAATCACCGACTGGTCTCCAGGCACCATCCGCAACCCCGCCAGTCGAGGCCGGAGTGGAGT